CTTCAAAGAGACCCTTGAGACCTGCGATGAAGTCTTCAGTGATCTCATTTCTGATGCCACGGTCAATAGCAACTTGGTTTTGCTCTACCCATTGACCAATAGCGTAGGACACTGTGCCGTTAACTTCTTCAGAAAGTTCGCTCTTAGCTTCAGCGACTTGCTTCTCAAGTTCGTTAGCGAAGTGTTCTACAAGCTTGTCATACTCTTCAGAGATCTTTGCTTTGACAGCAGCTTCAAAGATTGTCTTTGCTTTCTCAGCAAACTCTTCAGAGAGTTCAGTACCTTCTACGAGGGCACTTACATCTGCGGAAAGATCAAGTTCTTCAAAAGAAGGCTTGATTGGATATGCTACATCAGGACCTTTGCCAGTTCCGTATGCTACTTCAGCACCAACAGAAGGCATTGGATCGTTGCCTGGTTTGCCAGAAGTAGATGTTACACTAGAGTCTTGAGACACTGGTGCTGCAGCTTTTGCTCCTGGATTGTCTTCTCCTTCTTCCTTATTGCTATGAAGAGGCTCCGACTGAGATCCACCAAGATCAGTTGTTGACTGATTAGGTGCTACTGAAGGAGGGACGGTTGGCATTGGGTCTTTTCCACTGCCGCGTTGCTGTGGATCACCCGAAACTGCTGAGGGATCTGAACCTGTACCAGGAATTACTGTGGCAGTAACACTAGGCATGGGATCCTGTGCTCCCGCTTCCATAACGACCTGCTGCTCGCCCAGAAACTCCTCAAACTTTTCGTTTAACATATCTGACATTTTGAGTCTTCCCGTAAATGTTATGATTATATCTTTATTTATGAATTACAGTCTACCAAGGAAATCCTCGAACACTTTAAGCGTTCTTTCCTCTAAAGACTGGCGAGTAGACTCGCTCATGTACCTGTGGTATTTAGCAACTTTAGATTCTTTAAGGATACCGTTATCCCAGACCCACTCTTTACCTTCCATGATTCCATTGACGAAAGCATCAGGTGCGGATGGATCTGCAACGATGTCCGCTGCAGTTGCAAGCATGAAATCATCCATTACATAGTTAGCATCTTCACGCTTGTCGATGCTACCCATGCCTCTGGAAGATACGCCGAGTTGTACACCCTCCCCGAGGAGAGACTCAGCAATCTTACCCATAGGTGTGCCAAGGATTTGTGCTTTACCCATGAAGTTATTTCCCTCTGCTTTGAGAGAAGTAATTCTGTGAGACACTCTATCCAAGTTGACGGATGGACCGTCTGGATGACCTAGTTCACCAAGAGCACGATTTGTTTTTACATACTCTTCGTTATAGCGATTGACTTCTTTCTCAAGAACCGCAAATGGATACACTCTTCCATTACGATTTCTCAATTCGGACTGAAGAAAAACGCCTTCAATATAAAGCTTCTTATTATCACCAGTTCCCTCGGTGATAATTTTTACATCTTCAATCTGTTCCGTTATCAGTTTCATTTGGAGTATCTCCTACTGGTTCATCAAAGAAAGACTTTGCCACAACTCCTTTATATGAAGTCATAGCGTCCGATGCTTTTGCATACAACATATCGTGTATAGCATCGATCGCCTCTGCTCTTTTATTATCTGAAATTGCGTTCACGATGTTCACAAATTCAGACTCAGGGTTTGATTGGTCTGCCATGTTAAGATTACACTATAAATTTATTTAGTATTTGGGGATGGTTTAGGCGCGGACTTCTGAATTTCCAACTGCTTTCTATGTGCGTCGTCTGCTTTTTCCTGCTCACGAGCAGCAGCATCATCTGCTTGCTGTTGCTGAATCTCTGGAGCAAATGCAGCATTCTGGCGATCCATCGTATCAAAGGTATTCATATCAGCAGGTGACATAACAAGACCGTCATCGATCTCACTCTTCATCTGCTTATCAATTTCTTTGAACTCAGTCTCCTTCTGTTGTAGAATTTCTCTGCGGATATGTTCGATAGAGAAATACTTTCCAACGAAAGGATCCATCTGAGTGACTAGATTCATACGCTGAGTAGTCATCTCAAGTTCTTTCAACTCATTGAAATGATTGTCGAAGAGGTAATCATATTGAATATGATCCTTCATGTCATCCCAATCTTCAGGAGAGATTACTCCCTTGAGGATGAGTTGAGTTTTTAGAATATCGTGGAAGAGTTCGCTGAATCGCTTACGGAGACGACCGATGAACTTAGTGAACTTAAGTTCGTCACGGAGAACTTCAGTTGTTTTACCGAGGTTGAATCCTTTATTATCGTCGGTGAGTCTAGAAGGAGGAAGGTTGAGGGAGTTATAAAGTTTCTTTTTAAAATACTCAACATCCTTGAGTTCGCCAAGGTTCTGTCCTCCAGGCAGCGTGGTAATCTCAGTTCCACGACCACCCTCTCTACGAGGCAACCAGAAATCCTCAAGCATACTCATATGCTTTTTGTCGTCACGAATCTCACCAGTGCTAGCGTCATACACTAGTTTATTGCGATAGCGTGCCATGACATCACGCAAGTATTGTTCCGCTTTTACCTTTGGTAGATTGCCAACATCAATGTAGAAAATTCTACGCTCAGGTGCGCGAGACAAGCGATAGATAACCAAAGCATCTTCAATCATTCTAAGTTGATTGAGAGACTTGATTGCTTTATGTAAGAAACTTAGAGTAAGTCTCTTGTTTAAATCTTGGAGACCAGATGAACAGAATGTGATGGAGTCTGTTGCCATCTTGATTCCTTGATTGTTGGACATGTCTCCAACAGGACCAAGGGCACCACCGCGAATGTATCCGCGTGGATTGTACAGATAGTAATCAACATAACCACCCCAGTCCATGCCTTTTGCAGACTGTGCTTCTGCAGGTGTTAGGGATTTCTGTTGCTTTGTTTTCTGGCGAATCTTTTTAATCTTTAGAGGATCGATGTATCTTAATTCAAGGATACCTTTCTTCGGTGCCTCTAGATCAATTACTTTATGATAGAAAATTCTACCATCGACATACCAATTTCTGATGATCTCATGTGCGCGATCATCAAAGTTGAGTAGACGCTTGATGTAACCAAACTCCTCGCGGATCTTTTTCTTTACACCAGCACCAAGTTCTAGATTCTCTAGATTGATATCTACACAACTATCGTTGTTATCGTTAACAACGAATTCGTTTACTACTTCATCAACAGCACTGTCAACTTCTGGGTGTAGTGCCATGTCACGATAGCGGCGAATGAGTTCAAACTCATCGCGACCATTGTTATCAAGATCTACATAAGTACCAAAATAACCCCCTGCAGCAACTGCAACGGGTTCGTCAGCAGAAGGAGGGACAGGGGACGCACCCTTCTTTCCCTCCTTTCTGTTAATTTGAAAACCAAATAACTGACTCATTACTAAAAACTAAAATGACTCGTAAGTCTATTTAGTCGATCAAGGAATAGGGATTCCGCCTTCCGCTCCACTAGTCTCAACGGTCCAGTAAGAGTATTGGAATTCAACTGAGAATTCCTCGATTTGATCATTGCTGTCATAAGCAAGATCAATTTGAGAAACACTAGTTGGGAATGCATACCAGAGTTGATACTTTCTGAGGGTATCGCCAGTTTCACTTGCATCTTTAGCAAGTTGAGACACATACAACTGAGCAGTGTACTTACCAGTAGCAGTAGGACTGAATGCTGCTGCTTGGTTACCTTCGTGAGAGTTGATTAAGTTCAACCACTTCTCGAAGTATTGACGAACCTTCATGTCTTTATCGTTGATAAAGGTTGCGGTCCAGTTATCGAATGTTCTGTCTCCAGCAATCTTAACTGTTCTTCCACGGAAAGGAACTTCAATAGTTCCAACGCTGGAAGCAGGAAGTGCTGCTGACTTACATAGAATGTTAGTCAGACCTGTATCTGCACCGACATCCGAGGGGAAATTAATTTCCACCTCGAACATATTTGGTCTTACGCCAGACGCTACCTTCTGTAGGAAACCTTCGACGTTACTTGAAATTGCCATTTGTTTTTAACCTCTTAGAGCTTATTTATTGTAACGATGTTATAATCAGCGTCCGACTACTTCTTGGAAGGAAACGCCAGTTCTAGTTGCTGTAAATGTTACAGTAACATAGTTGATAGAGCGTGTTGGTTTCAAGAATAGTTCAGCAACAAATTCGTTGCGATCAATGACATCAGGAGTGTTGTTGGAAGTATCGCAGACAACCAGATAATCCTGGAGTCCTTGTCTTGCCTGAACTTCACTCAGATATGCATTAACTGCAGAGGAGAAGTTGGAACGAGTCAGGTCATCATTGAGTTCAAATAGAACTCCCTTAGCAAGTCCTTCAACTCTCTTCTCAATGTTGAGGAAGAGGCGACGGACATTGATTCTGTCGAATGCGGATGGAGATGCAAGTGCAGTCTTGTCACCATAAAGAACGATGCCACTGCCGCTAACAGAAACAATTGGGTTGATTCTTGCACTATAGAGTTCGTCTCTGTCTGCCTTAGTTGGAGAATAAGCAAGCTTCACAGCGTTGCGAATACCACCTCTGGACAAACCAGCAGGAGAGAACCAATCATCTAGAGCAGTAGAGGTAGATACGCATAGACCAGCAACATCACCGTTGCAAGGAATGTAGCGATACTTGTCATTGAAGCGGTCATACATGTACTTGTAACCACTATCAAATACTGCATAAGAAGTAGAAGTCATACCAGCAAAGAATGCTAGAGTCTTCTCTTTCTGCTGTACTTTGTTTAGAGCACCAGCACTACCGATTTGGTTTCCTCTGAAAGGAGAAACGAAAGCAATGGAGTCTCTGCGACCTGCAGCAATTGCAATTGCCTTGAGTGCCTTGACTTTAGTATCATTTTCGTCAGCACCAGATCCACCCATTAGGATGAAGTCAGCACGGACATTCTCAACATCAGCGAACTCGTCGTATGCAGCAGAAATTTCACCAGCAGTGTATGCGTAGTCGTCAGTACCACCAGATAGACTTGTTTCCAAAGCACCACCAAGTGCCATAGCACCGTTAGTAGAATCAGATCCAGAGTACCAACCAGCACCAGTAGTTAGAGGAGTTAGTCCTGCACCATGGAAGACATACTCAGACTGCTCATTTAGAACAGACTTGAAGTAAGCGTTAGCACCTTCAGCAGTTTTTGCGTCAGACAACTTAGAAAGATAAGTTAGACGCTCTACGACTGTGAAAGCAGCACCGCTAACAGCGCCAGTCATATCGATAATTGCCACATGAACTTCGTCTTTGCTGATGTTATTAGCAGCAGCGAAACCAGATGTTCCAGGACGAGGACCGATAGCGGATAGTTTTAACCCAGTACCAGCAATTTCGGTGTTTGTATACCAGTCAGAAACTGCAGAAACTGCAATCTGAGTGTCAGTAACAGAAGCAACATCGAAGGTTGCGTCAGCACCACCACCAGAAACGGTTACAGTATCACCAACTAGGTATCCAGTACCACCAGAAACGATTGTTACTCCAGTAACTGCACCCTCCACAGCGTCAACAGTGAATGTTGCACCACTGTTACCACCAGCAATAGAGACTGTATCTCCAACTGTGTATCCAGTTCCAGGTGTGTTGAGTGTAACAGATGTGACAACACCAGTTGTAACAACAACATCAACTGTCAAACCAGTACCAGTACCACCTGTGGTAGCGATGTTAGCACCAGTTGCATAAGATGCACCGCCAGATGCTAGTGTAATTGCTTGAGGAACACCAACTGCAACTGCAACATCAACAGTTAGACCAGATCCAGAACCACCAGTAGTAGCAGCACCAGATGCTGCTTGGTATCCAGTACCACCGACTAGAGTCGTGGTGCTTGCTGCGATACCAGTGTCAGGAATGTCTAGTTGATCAGCGGTTGTGAGTCTAGTTGTACCATCGAGAGCAACTGCAGCGGTTAGAGTAGCAGCGTCATAGCTGAGAACTCTACCAGTTGCACCACCAACGAATGTCAGTTGACTATCAACTGCGATACCAGCAGGAGCAGCACCGAAGGTAACATACTGGTCAGCACCAGCGTCAACTACAACAACCTTCAGAGCAGAACCCCATGTGCCTGCAGAGCGTCCTACAAACTTTTTAGATGTGCCTGTGCCGCCTTCCCAATCTGCCTCGTTTCTGACTAGGACACCAGCCCCATCATCAGTTGCGTTTAGAGCACCTGTCTCTGCTCTAACGACAGCGAGTTGACCGCCATATCCTAGGAACTCAGATGCAACAAACCAATCTTCTGCGTTAGCATCAGAAGGCTTACCGAATACTGTGAGTAGATCCTTTTGGGAAGCGATGTTTACAACTTCACCAATTGGTCCTTTCTGGAATGTGGAGGCGAATGCACCAGTAATACTAGATGTATTGACAATTACTGCATTCGACAGGTCTCGTTCTCTTAGAACAACACCAGGCGAGATTTGACTTGCCATGTTTAGACTCCTATTGAATGTCCAATTAATCTAAAAATATTTATGAATAGGAGTATTTTCAGAGGGGAAACAATGCATGAACATACTACCAGTCAGGATACTCCCACTTTGCAGTATCGGACTTTCTCTTACTTAAAATTCTTTTCTTAGTACACTCCTTACATTCATATGAATATGCAGATCGCAT